CGGTTTGGTCAATGCGTCAAGGATATCGCTTAGCCCTATACCGCGCGCTATGGCGCGCTGCCCAAAATGATTTGATACCCCGCCCACCAACATACCGCCCGCCGTCTTAGTACCCTTCAGTTGGCTATAGCTTGACGCTCTGTTATATGCCCATACTGCCTTCTGGCTTATGCTCCGCCCGTATCCATACTGCTGCGCCCTGTCCAGCTTGGGCCGTATCCCAGCCGCACGGCAAAACTCATTGTACGTATCTCTCTGCCGTCTGAGCAATACGCTTTTGGCAGTAAACATGTCGCTGTCGCCTGCTGCATCATATGCCATTATCTCCCGCTTGGTCTTGCGGATCGCCGTCTCCATGCGCCGCTGATACTGGGTCGCGTCGTAGTAGCTGTAAGTCTTGCCGTTGTACTCAAAAGGCGGCGGGTCGATGTTGCGGAGCTGACTGTCGGTATACGTGCGGACGGATATCCCAGGGACGAACGGAAACCAGTCATGCCGGCAGTTGGCGCCCTTGAAGCCGGTTACATCTCCATAGCCTATATCCATAAGCGTAAGATAGCGTGGATCACGCCCCGAACGATCCACTATCCGTCCCTGCCATACGGCGTGGCTCGGCCTCGCTCCGGCATGGGCCGTTATCTCCATCGTCGTGACACCCAGCGCATCCGCGCGCATGATTGCCAGCTCGCCGGCCGTATGTCCTATCCCTGTCAGCACAGCGCGGCGAACGGCTACGTCGACGCGGTTTACCCAGCCGCTCTCGTAATCAACAAACCGGATCCCGCTATCAGCCAGCTCCGCCACGCCCTGCCTGATCGCTGTCCGGTAATCTATGGCTCCGCTTGCAATCTTAAGGTGAGCGAGATCAAGCGCATGCTGGTAATACTGCGCTATTGGCTTAAAGCCTGTCGGCGTCTTAAACCCCATTGACTGTGTAAAATTAACGAACATGCTCTGCGTCTGTCGTGACACCGCCGTTATATAATCCCTGATGTATTGGGACATCCCGAGCGCATCGGGATCCAGGCCTGCCCTGCGGTATATATCATCATCATAACCAAGAGAGCGGTTAACAGCCTCATTCAGGAGCTTTTCGATTTCGCTTTCAGATTTGCCTAGTATCCTTGCGACCTCGCGTTCGATCTCGACCAGCCCCGCGCCTAACTCCTGCAGTCTCGCCGTCTGCCACAGTGCTGTATCTGTAATGGCGCCGGTCTTGGCAACCCTGCGGGCTATATCGCGTATTACAAACTCTTCAAGCTCGGCGAACAGGTCAACTAATCCCGAAGGCGCCCCGCTCAGGTAGTCCGGCGTTAGCATTATCCGTCACCGCCATCAAATGCGTCGGGCATCATGGCTTTAGCGTCCTGCTCACTAACTCCATACCGCCACATGAGGTACTGCTCAGGCCTAAGCAATCCTGCCGCCACCTCCTGCATCCGTATGACCTGCTCGGTTTGCGTATCAACGATAACGCTGTCGTCCCACTCATAGGAGATATCATAAGTACCCGCTGGCGCAAGCCTGCCCAGCGTCGCCCATACATCCATTGCGTACACGAGCTGCTCCAGGGCGGCCTGTAATGCCTTTTGGTTATCCGCTACGGTTGCATAACTGCGCTGCTTTAGTACCTTGATCTCTGTGGCTGTCTTTGCCTCGCTCTGCACCTCGGAAAACGTCCCCCTGGCAAGCCCACAGGTGTCCTCTATGCGCTGCAGGAGCTGGTTTAAGCCATTTATCAAGCTATTATCCCTGAGCGCGGGCGAAAACACTTCGAGCGGCTTTACGCCGCTCTGTGAGCTGTCCATATTGAGCACCCTGAATAATCGCTCTTTGCCCTTGGGGAGTTCCATTTTGCCCGTTTTAGCGTGTTTTTTAAACATCGCCACGTCAGCATCTATCGCAAGCTCTCCGCCCTCAAATTCCCATAAAAGCCTTGAATACTGTCTGTCCGCCTCCTCTATAAGGCCAACTGCGCGGCTGTATACTGATACGCCAAGGGGGGATGTTGTATCAACTGTATTTGCAAGCGCGGGACGGAAGCATCCTACAAGCAGGCGATCAACCGGACCTATGGTTACTTCCGGCTCCAATCCCGCCCACTCTTCTACTGCATTTAGATGCGTTTCCGTCCCCAGATAGCTTTTATTCGGGCTTCTGTACGCTTTGTTCGTTATCTCGCAGACCGTCCCGACCATCTTGTGTCTCTCAAGGCGGGTATATGTGACATCTCCAGATTGCTTACGCTCGACAAAAATTATATCCGTAATATCACCCTTGCTGTCGAACGCCACCGGAAAAAACTGGCCGGCCTGCACATAGTCTACAACAATGTCTCTGCCTTCTATATATGGCTTAAAGATCAGGCCGCCCTTTGCGCATCCGTATTCCACGTATCGGCGCAGATCGTTAATAACCGACCTGTATTGCTTATCAAGATATTCCGCCCGCGTGCTTCCGCTTATTTCCGACTTCATTTCAATGGTGACGAGCCTTGCCAGTTCTGATGCGATCGCTGCGGGAAGTCCGATTGTCTGTACTGACGCACGCTTCCAGGGCGGACAATCCTGATACATTGCGCTCCAAAGCTCTATTGCGTCCATCATTTCGGGCGCTGCCGCCAGCTTAATCCCCAACGCTGATTCTATTGTTTGCTTCCCCAACACTCTATCCACCGCCTGTTTCAATCTGTCCCATAGCCACATATGCTCACCTTACATCATCCGTCTTAGTACGGTCATAACAAAATACCGCATGTCATCCATTGCGTGATCGTTCTCCTTGATAACTTTGTCCTCTCCGGCGCTTTCATCCCATCGGTAGGCCTTTAGCTCGTTCAATGTGTTTTCACAGCTGCTATGGATCAGTATCCTGCCCTGATTTATATATGCCGAGGTATGCCTGATCCCGTCCAGGACGGCATTGTTGGCCGCTCTCACCGCATACTTACCGTGCCTGCGGATGGCCGCTATAAATGATGCGGCCGATGGGTCGACGATAACATACTGGATAACATGATCTCCCGCAAGCTGTTCCAACTCACTGTAGTACTCTTCATCGGTCAGTTGCTTCCTGCTGTTTCGACCGCTATAGTAATACTCTTTAATCCGGTAGGCTTTACCGTCATATATCCTCCACAATCCCATTGACGTCGGATTCATCGTCCCATAGTCCACACTGATGTAATATTCACCGCATTCATCGTCCCACGGCAATGTAGAGTATGTGTTTTTGCTGTCGTCGAATACAGAGTATACAAGGCCTTCGGCCAGCGCCCATTCGCCTAAAATAAATCGGTCGTAATACACCGTGCCCGCATACTCGCGCTTTAGATTGTCGACAAATTGAGAGGTTAAAAATGGGTTATCGTCTATCGTGTAATGTTGGTGGTAGATATCAGCATCGCCGTCCAGAAACGCCTTAAACCAGTGATTAGGGTTGTCAGGGTTGCATGTGCCGTCAAAACAGCTGTTGGGCTTATCCAGTCGTGATTTCAGCATCTGGAACACGTCTTCGTGCCATGTGGTTATTTCGTCGCCATATACATACTCGAAGCCTGCTCCCTGTATTTTTGTGACCTGGTTAACCTTATCAGCGCCCAACGCATAGCACTTCCTGCCGAACAGGCTTACCTTGTTATCACTCCCTATGTTGCCAACTAGCCCGCCCCAGATTGAACGCATTGGCTCTAGTATATTCCGTTCCAGCGTCCCCTTCGTATTGCCGAGTAATAAAATAAGGCCGCTGCCATTGCAGGCCCTTATGCGTCGAGGGATTAAATAATAGTCAAGATACGTCTTTCCGGATCGTGTTGCACCAGTTTTTATATTCCAGCGGTGAGACGCTTCAAGCCAGAACTGCTTTTGCTTACTGCTTAGATGCACGATCTATCCCCTCCAGTATCCTGTCAAGCTTCTCCAGGGTTTCCTTTTCAGTTTCGTCCCTGCTCTTATCGCTCCAACCTCTAAAGTTATTGATTAAACTAAACTTAGCCCCATGGACGCCGTCGCGATCAAAGAGCCTTCTCTCTGCATATTCTTCGATATAAGTCTTGGCG